GATACAAATACCTGAAAATTTAAGCTTTCTATTCAAACCTAAGCGTTTTAAGATAATGTTTGGGGGCCGTGGCGGGTATAAAACCGTCTCAGCTTCTAAGGCTTTGTTATTCTTAGCCGCCAGGGAAAAGAAAAGGGTTTTATGTCTTAGAGAGTACATGAATTCAATCGATGACTCTGTCCATTCTGCTCTTAAAGATGAGATAGAAGGGCTTAATATGACCCGACATTTCAGGGTTACAAACAACCAAATCAATGGGGTCAATAAATCCGCTTTTCGATTTGCGGGCCTTGCTCGCAATTTATCAAGTATAAAATCTAAACATGATTTTGATATAGCTTGGATTGAGGAAGCTGAGACGACAACACAAAAAAGCCTAGACGTGCTATTCCCTACCATACGTAAAAACAATTCTGAGATATGGATCACGTTCAACCCCGAGGATGAATTCTCTGCCGTTTATACCCTCATAAAACCGTTTTTAGACGAGGTTAGGGCTAAGGGCTTTTATGAGGATGATACATTTTACATCGTGAAAACCAGCCTGGAGGATAACCCTTTTGCGCCCAAAGAACTTCTGGAGGACTCCGCCCGGATGAAACTAGCGAACCCTAAAAAATGGTTACACATTTACGGCGGCGAGGTTTACAGCGACTATAAAGACAGCATTATTCAGCCGGAATGGTTCGAATCGGCTAAGGATGCGCACCTTAAGCTTAATTTTAAGCCGATGGGTGTTAAGTCTGTGGGTTTCGACTTGGCCGACACTGGAGACGCTAAAGCTCTCATACATCGATACGGCTCAGTAATTACCAGAGGCTCAAGGTGGCACGACGGGGAACTCCCGGACGCTATTGACCGGGCTTTCGCTGAGTGCGAGGAAGAAAGAAACGAGTTTCAAGTCTACGACGACGACGGGCTCGGGAAGTCTATGAAAGTCTATCAGGCTAATGTCACACTTAACAAACGAATTAATGTCATACCGTACAACGGGAACGGGAGAGTGGACGACCCCGAGGAACTGTACACGGAGTACGAGGGCCAGCCGGACCGAGAGAAAAAGAAAAATAAAGATATGTTCCGCAATAAACGCGCTCAATACTATTGGCGGTTACGGGATCGATTCGAAGCCACACACAACGCGGTTACCAGGGGGATTTACACGAACCCCGAGGATCTGATAAGTCTATCCTCAACAATGGAAGATCTTGACGTCCTAAAGTCTGAACTGGTAAAGGTCAAACGCGTACGGGGCAATAACAGTTTTATCCAGATACAGAGCAAAAAAGATGCAGCTAAGGAGGGCATTAAATCCCCTAATATGGCGGACGCTCTCGTTATGTGTTTCGCAAACCCGGCGCCCAAACCGGCCCCGGTAGAGCTTAATTTTACATCGGAGTTTTAAAAATGACACCAGACGAAAGACACAAAGAAGGGTTGAAACGGTTTGAGCTTGCCAGGAACGCAGACAGAGAGCAACGGAAATTAATGGTTGAGGATTTACTATTCCTCGCCGCTGAAGATGGGCAATGGTCCGAGGATGTGGTCACGAAACGCAAAGACCGACCACGCTACACAATCGATAAGATATCGGGCGCTAAGGACCAGATAATCGGAAACCAAAGACAGACTCGATCAGGTATTAAAGTCATACCCCGAAAAGATGGAGACGAGAAGACAGCTAGGATTTACACGGGGTTGATTAGAGATATTGAAACGTCTTCTAACTCTGGCGATGCTTACGACATGGCATTCGATGAGCAATTGACGAGCGGTTTTGGTGGCTGGCGTGTACTGACGGATTACGAAGCGGACGACTGTTTTGAACAGATACTAAGGATCGAGCCTATCGTATCCACAGCGACGAGCTTATATTTTGACCCGGACGCTAAGAGCTACACAAAAGAAGACGCGGCCTGGGCTTTTGTGATTACCTCGATGCTACTGGAGAATTTTAGAAAAGAATTCCCCAACGCTTCCGAAACTGATTTTACAGACGAACGGTACAAAGAGGATTCAATGCGCGACTGGTTCGGGGATAGCGGTATCCGGCTCGCTGAGTATTGGTATAAGGTCCCGGTAACTCGTACTATTGGATTAATGTCGGACGGTCGGGTTATTGATCTTGAGGAAGAGGCGGCGGTTTTAGATGAGCTACAATACCAGGGCGTAACAGTTAAGCGGGAAAGGAAAGTGCAATCCCACAAGGTTGAAATGGTAATCATGAACGGCGCCGAGGTTTTAACAGAGCCCCAAAAGTGGGCTGGAAAATATATCCCTTTGGTTCCAGTGTACGGCCGGACCGCCACGGTTAAAAATAAAAATTACACATGGGGGCTTGTCAGGAAAGCAAAGGATGCCCAAAGGATTTACAATTATGCGACAAGCGCCGCGGTCGAAGCGACAGCACTAACCCCAAAAGATCCGGTATGGTTAACCCCAACCCAAGCAGCAGGGCACGAGAGACAGCTAACAAATTTCCCAACACAGAATAGTCCTTACATGTTATACAACGCCGACCCCTTAGCACCTGGGCCACCACAAAGAGGCGGAGCCCCGCAGCTACAAACGGCATTATTGCAACAAGTACAACAGGCTTCTACTGATATCCACGCGACGACCGGACTCGAACCGGCAAGCCTGGGGAACGTACCGGAGCTTAAGAGCGGCAAAGCGATCCAGGCCCAACAAGCAATGGGCGATCGGGGTTCTTTTGTTTTTCAAGATAACCTTGAAAAATCCAAACGCTACACAGGCGAGATCTTAGTCGATCTGATCCCGAGAGTGTATGATACCGAGCGCATAGTTAAAATAATCGGACCGGACGAAGTGGCGGAGGAAGTCACAATCAACGAGCCAGCGACCCACGGGAACGGCATAAATGATCCGATCTTAGACGAGCAGACAGGGAAGCAGGTTATCGTGAATGATCTTTCACAGGGTAGTTATGGCGTAACGATTACGACCGGCCCGGCGTTTGCGACACGACGGGAGGAGACAGTCAACCAACTTGTGACTTTAGCCGGACAGTCCCCAGTCATACAGGAATTAGCGCTCGATTTGATTCTTGAAAATATGGAACTGAACAACAAGGAAGAGATTAAATCAAGGGTTAGAAAACATATGATAACGCAGGGGACAGTCGAGCCGACAGAAGAGGAAAAGAAAGACCTTGGGCTAGACCGGCCACCCGAGCCGGATCCACTTAACGAGGCCATGGTTAAAAACCTTCAGGCGGACACTGAAAAGATATTAATCGGGAACGAGAAAATAATTGCTGAGATCCACAACAAAGACGCAGACACACAGAATAAGGTGATGGAAGCATATAAAACATCCATGGAGCCGCTAGTAAGCTACATGGAAACCATCATTAAAAAGCTTGACGCCGGGCTCGCAGTCTCCGAGGGGGATGCGGAAATAATTGAAGGCGGTCAGGCGCTTGTTGGGGAGACACAAATCGACGCCATACAAGGCGCAGAGGTAGCAGGGTCAACCCCTGGACCAGCGGGACAGGTGATAGCGCCCCCAATTCCAGAGGGACAACCCCAACCACTTGACACAGGTCAAGGTGATTTGATACAGTAGTGTTTCAGAGTGAGACACTAAAGCCAACGGGCGGCCAAGCCCGGTAAAAATTCGCTTACGGAGAAAAGCGCAATGTCAGAAGAAAGAGAAGCTGTCGAACTGGATGACAATATGCCGCCAGTCGAAGAGATCGAGGAATCAGCCCCTCCTGAGGAAGAAATTGAAACGCCCGAACCAGTCGAGGAACCGGAACCGGAAAAGAAACCGGACGGCGACCGGGTTCAAAAGCGTATTAATAAAATAACCCGAGAGAAACACGAAGCGAGAGCCCGAGCGGAAGCCGCAGAAAGAAGGCTGAAGGAGCTAGAAGCCCAAAAGCCACAAGCCGCGACAGTCGCAGAGGAGCCAAAAATTGAGGACTATGACTATGACGACGAAGCCCACAGGGCGGCGCTCGTCAGGTATCAAGTCGCTCAAGAAATGGCAAGAGAGCGCGAGCGAATGGCGATTGAGAGCCAGGAGACAGCTAAACAGCAAGCGGCCCGAGAGTTTCAAGCGAAAGTAGATGCCGCAGGAATCGAGGATTACGCGGAAGTGATCCAAAATCTTGTGGAGGTCGTACCGATCCCCGAGACAATTGTTGATGCTATACAGCGGGACGAACGGGGCCCGGAATTAGCTTATTATCTTGGTAATCATTTGGACGTTGCTGATAAATTGGTTGGGTTACCCCCAATGCAAGCCGCTCTAGAATTGGGTAAAATCTCGGCGGGTTTATCGAAGGGCAAACAGATTAAAACAACGACAGCGCCCGAACCGGTTAAAACCGTTGGTTCTGGAGGAGGTACAGCCCCGAAAGAGCCGGAAGAAATGTCGATGGATGAAATCATGGAAATTGACATCTAAGGCGCTATGATACCCCGAGGAGGGGGTTCTTATGGCTAATGATTTTAAGAATACCAGTCTGGTTGTTAAGTGGGCTGTTAAAGCCTTCTTAAACAGCCTACAGCTCGGCGCGAAGGTTGACCGCCAGCTTGACGAGAAGAATATTTTTTCCGGTAAAATTGGCGCCACGGCTAAGGTCAGACGGGCGGTTTATTTTGCTGCGACAGACGGCGAGGTTATTGGGTCCGGCGAGACTTCCGACATCGAGGAAGGGACGGTTGACGTCACTCTGGCTTTTAGGAAAAAGGTTGTGTTTTCCATTACCAGCCAGGATCAGACGTTGAAGATCGAGGACGCATATGAGCGGTATATTATGCCCGCCATGCAGGAACTTGCACAAAAAGTTGAGTCTGAAATCGCCGCGGTTTATAAGTATATCTACAATTTTGTAGGTACACCTGGAACTTCCCCCGGTACATTTTTGGCAGTTGCTCAGGCAAAGGCTAAACTTGATAACCTGGGTGTCCCAATGGATCAAAAGCGCTGCGCTTTTTATGATCCTGATTCAAGTATCACACTGGCGGACGGCCTTAAGGCTGTATTCCCTCAAAAGATCGCGACTAAGGCGATTGAAGAGGCCGCAATCGGTCGATACAGTGGGTTCGAGATTTACACGAATCAATCTCTTAAGATCCATACTGTCGGAGTTGCTACTGGAACACCTCTTGTGAACGGGGCGTCTCAGAATACAACCTACCTGTTGAGTAAAGATACTTGGACCCAATCCCTTGTGACTGACGGTTGGACAAACAGCCAGACGGGTATTTTGAAAGCTGGGGATGTATTCACAATTGCGGGCGTTAACTCTGTCAACAGACGGACCCGAGAGGACACCGGGTCCCTCGCTCAGTTTGTGGTTACTGCGGACGCAGACAGCGGCGCGAGTACTGGACCTGCAACTCTTACAATTTCACCCCCAATTATCACAAGCGGACCTTACAAGACAGTTACAGCCGCACCGGCGGACAACGCGGCCATTACTGTTAAGACGGGTACAGGCGGGACATCGTACCGTCAGAATCTAGCGTTTCATAAGAACGCTATTACCCTGGCGGTCGCCCAGTTGGACCTCCCACAGGACGGCGCGACAGCTTCCAGGGAGAATTACAAGGGTGTTTCCATTCGGTTGGTGAGACAGTACAACGTCACAACTGATAAAACGGTTATGAGATTTGACATTTTGTTTGGTGTTAAAGCTCAGAATCCGGGCTTTGCGGTCAGAACTACCAGTTAACCGCATAATTTGACGGGCGGACTTTTTCCGCCCTTTAAACCTTCATTTTATGAGGTTATATGAGTGTTAATAATGAATTCGAACTCGTGGCCGACGTAAGCGGGCCCTTGGTTATTACTTGGACGTCTAACGAGCCCACAGCGGCGCTGACTCAAACAATCGCTAATGGAACAATTCCGACGGTTGCCGAATTGGGTCAGGCGGTTAAAAATCTGAATACGATTGTAACTGCTCTCGTTGCAGCTCAACAGAGTGGCGACATCTCCACAACATAGGGGGCTTTATGGGAGTAGGTACACGTTTTGAAAAAATGGAGAGCAAAACCGCCAGTGCTACGGCGACAGGCGTAACAATAACTTGGACGTCTAACGAGCCCACAGCGGCGACAACCCAGACTATAGCCAACGGAACAATCCCGACGGTTGCGGAGTTGGGGCAATATGTCGCTAACAATGAGGCTCAAATTGCCTTAATTGTGGCGGACATTGCGAAACTTATCGCCGATATGGAGACCGTTAGATCTAAGATCAACGCGGGCGAAGGCGGTTAATTTATAAGGGGCTTTAGGGCCCCTTTTTTCGGAGATAAAAATGGATATGGAAAGAGAGCGCTGTTACGTCTATAAAAAAGGCGAGGAGCCTCGCATGGTTTACGTGGAACAGGCGGCGGATTTTTATAACGAAGGTTGGGCGGATAGCCCGGCGAAGTTTTTCGACATGAAAGAACACGGTATGGACCCAGAAAACGAGATCGAAGTCCAGACGGTTGGCGAAGCATTGGAAGGCGTTAAGGAAATGGCTAACGGGGCGCTTAATTTAAAGCGTATGACAAAAATTGAGCTTCAGGAATACGCCGAGAAACATTTTGACATGAACCTTGACGACGGTATGTTAAAAGCTGAAATGATCACAGTTATCGAGGACATGATTGAACCTAAAGAGGACGACGTAATCAAAAAGCTAAACGAGGGCTAACTAATGGCTACAGCGCGGAAAATACTTGAACGGTCTTTTTCTATGGCTGGGATTAGGGCGGCGGAAACCCCTTTGACGGCCGCGGAGATTGCGGACGGTCTCGATTTAATGAATGATCTGTTAAGTCTTTGGGATGCTACCGGGACCTTGAAAGGGGTCGCGCCGGTAATGGGCGCAGATGATGAGGTTAACGCGGACCGACATGAATTGTACGCGATTAAGTCTAATGTGGCTATAGGGTTAGCAGGGGAATATGGTATCCCGGTTAATCAAAGTTTAGCGCACAACGCTAATACAGCGCTGTCTGGTCTTGTTTCCGCTAATATTAATTTACGGGACATAAAATACCCTTCTACCCTTCCCGTCGGCTCTGGGAACCGAGACGAATTCGGAACGGGCTATGATAGGGATTTTTTCCCGGAAAATGAAAAGGAGAATTTTTGATGACACAGCCTAGCAATAGACGTTTACAGCTACTTGAAAATGCTACCGCTAACGTAACGGGCGAGTGGTTCGAGTGGGACGGTGTGGGATCAGGGACCCAAGCGGCCTATGGTACGTTTGACACCTGCTCTATTCAGATTCAGATCAGTACTGACGGGGGCGTCACGGCTGTTAATTTAGGTTCCGCTATAACCGCCGCAGCGGTCGCCGCTTTTTTACAAGGCAACATCCTTGTAAGGGCGGTATTATCGAGCGTCGGGGCTAGCACTTCTGTATCTGTTGATATCGTAGGGCCCGAACGATGAAATGGAGCCCAACCATTGGACCGGATTTATATATCTGGGTCGGCGTATCGACTGCAACGAAACCAACAGCGGGCATACTTGCGGGGCAACGGGCGTTTGAAACAGACACCCAAGATGAATATAAGTGGTGGGGTAATGCCTGGGTTAAAGTGTCCTCTAAAGGGGCGTCGAATGTGGTAATACAAGACCCCACTACCGGGGACGTTGCCCGTGTTAAAGAAAACGCCAACACTAACAGCAATGAACTATTAGTAAATCTTGAAGGCCACGAATGTCCTGAGAATTCAACTACTGCTCAACTTGGCGCAGATGCGGTATTCACTGGTAGCGGGTGGCAAGATACGCTTGATTATGGAGTTCTTAGTGTCAATATAACGACAGACCAAAACAGCGCAACAGATGGACTTGAGATTCAATGGAGTGATGACGGGATTTCCGTAAACGACTATGATTATTTTACAATCCTTGCTAACCAATCAAAAACTTTCACTTTCGGACCAGCGAATAGATACTACAGAATAAAATATACAAACGGGTCAGGCGGTACTACTACAACTTTAAGCATTACGTCATTGGTGCGGCGAGTATACGTTAAGCCTAGTTCACACAGAATTAATGATTCTATCGTTGGTGAAGATGATGCCGAACTTGTAAAGTCAGTATTAACAGGTCTTGCACCTGACGGGGCTTTTAAAAATGTACAAGTAACTAATGCGGGTAATCAAAAGATATCTATTGAAGAATTTGATGGGGCTGTATCTTCAACTATGGATTCATTTTCTGATAACATTGACGGGGAAACAGGCTTACTTGTTGCAGCTGGCATATATGGCAGGGTTAGCGATACGATATTAGCGCCGATAAGCATTGACAGTTCAACGCACGCAATAAACGCAATAACTTATGAACATCATGAAATACATGGAGGTTCACACTATAATTATTGTGACTATCTTGCTGCTACTGGTTCAGGGACTGTGATAGAGTTTATCTTTACGACTCCAAACACAACTAAATGGGTACATCTAACTTTCGATGTCTTTTCCGCCACAGGGGCAACAATTCAGCTGTATGAGGGTACAAGTGGAATTACAGGCGGAACACCAATAACGCCAAGGAACAACAACAGAAATTCATCCAATACTTCAGATGTCACATTGTTAAAAGATCCGTCAGCCATTACGTCAGACGGGGCAAGAGCGGCCGGATTTTTGGCGGGGGCTGGGAGGAACTCAGGCTTTGTGGCAAGAGACAAGGAATACATACTTGCACAAAATCAGACATATATGGTAAGGATAACTTCCACAGCTGCATCTAATGCTATTTCATGGTGCGCTGAGTGGTATGAACATACAGACAAAAATTAATATGGCTAGAATGCCGATACCTCTCGGGGTAGGATCTTACGAATCAGTGTCAAGGCCGTTCAGTGTTCAGCGCTGTGTCAATATGTACGCGGACGCCGCCCAGGCGGAAGCCTTGAATGATTTTATGTTATATGGTACGCCCGGAATAGTCAGTTTTAGCACTGTTGGGGCTAGCGCTAGCCGAGGCGCTCATGTAATGAACGGGGTTTATTATGTTGTCTCTGGGACGTCCCTATACTCCATAGATAGCTTGGGTGTGGTCTCGTCGTCACTCGGAACGGTGGCCGGGACGGCGCGGGTTAAATTTGCGGACAACGGGGATAAACTTGTAATTCTAGTACCGGGCGGGAACGCCTATGTCTATATAGCCTCGGCGCCTTCATTCGCTCAGATAACGAGCGTTAATTTTAGGACCTCGGATAGTGTATGTTTTAAAGATGGGTACTACATTTTTACGGAAACAGGAACGAATGTATTTTTTAATTCCGCACTTAATGACCCGTTGACTTTTGGCGCTTTGGATTTTGGGACCGCCGAATTAGCCCCCGGCCCCATAATAAGCTGTCATGTTAATTTTGATGAGCTATTCATTATTAAATCTGATATGCTGGAAATTTTCCAAAATGTCGGCGGCTCCGGGTTTCCATTCCAGAGGGTCCAGGGTGCGAGCATGGAAAAAGGGACCCATTCGAAATATAGCCCGGTGGAATGGGAAGACGATTTCTATTTCTTGGGCGGTGGCAGGAACGAGAAAACGGCGGTTTTTAGGACGGGGACAACGACGACCCCGGAAAAAATAAGCACAGACGCCATAGACAACGAGATTCAGAAATTTACACAGGCCGAGGTCGCTCAGAGTTTCAGTTTTACTTATGCTATTGGGGGCTTTAGTTTCGTGGGGTTCACGATCCGTTCGGTAAATATTAATTCCCGGACGTTTGTTTTTAACGTAACTGCTAGCCGGTTAATGCAAAGGCCGATATGGTTCGAGCAACAGACAGGGATCACCGAAAATGCCTGGAGACCGCAGTCTGTAACTCTTGTGTATGATAAATTGCTCGTTTCGGACGTCACGGACGGCCGTATCGGCTATTTGGATGAGGGGACGTACACGGACTACAGCGCGGTGATAAGTAGGGAAAAAACCCTACCCCCACTATCAGCGGGCGGGGTAGCTACCTATCTACACGCGCTAGAGCTAACAGTTGACGCGGGTCAGGGGCTAATCTCCGGCCAAGGCTCGGACCCTGTTATAATGTTGGATTATTCCGACGACGGGGGCCGAACTTGGTCAAGCGAGTTAAAACGCCCACTTGGAGACATCGGGGAGTATTTCAGGCGGGTAGAATGGCGGCGCCTCGGACGGATACCATCACATAGGGTTTTCCGGTTCCGACAGACGGACCCTATTAAAACAGCATGGATTAAATTAGAGGGAGATTTAACAGGTGGCCGATAAAATTTTTGCACCAAAAAGGAACCAGCCCCTTGTGCACGTGGGCGGGAAACCGACGCTTAGGACGTCGGAGTTTTTGGAAGCGCTGGCGAAACAGGCCGACAACGTGCCGGATTTAACTATCACTTGGACTACAAACGAACCGACGGCCGGGAGTATCCAAACAATAGCCGACGGGACGGCGCCGACAGCGGCCGAGCTGGGTCAAGCTGTAGCAAATTTAACAGCTAAAGTCAACGCAATTTTTAACGCTTTGGACGAAGCGGGGGTAATGCTATGACAGACGCGGTACAATTAGCGGGCGCGGGCTCAGACGTAGCTTTAAAAGCTGAATTTTTAGCAGCGTACCAAAAGGCCCTATATGAGATACAAGAGGGATGTAAAGAACAGGAACAAGTTGAACTACCTCTCTTACATGATTTTACACCGGGGCTTTATTTAAGAAGAATATTTATGCCTTCGGGTACGTTCGTTATAGGTAAAACTCACAAAACGGAACATTTTAATATGATATTGGCCGGGTCGGCTAATGTAATGATAGACGGCGAAATAAGACTTATTAAAGCGGGGGACGTGTTTATTAGTAAAGCCGGGACTAAAAAAGTTTTACATATTATCGAAGATATGATATGGGCGACGACTCACGCCACGGAAGAGACGGACCCGGAAAAACTCGAATCTTTGTGTATTTACACGGACGAGGAAGAAAAACAATTAATGTTAGGGGGTAGTTATGACCTGGGGAGCGGTAGCGATAGCGGGGGCAACCCTGATCGGTTCTTACATGAGCCAGCAACAACAAGCGGAAGCGCAGAGGGCGGCAAATAAAGCGAACGCTAAAGCGGCGGCGGCCCAGTTAGGTCTCGGGTATGATCAATTAGGGCTTAGTGAAGGCCAATTCGCGGCGACCACTGGGGAACTTGCTATCTCCAAACGTGAACGTGAGGACGAAATCAACCGGCAGATTCAGGAACGTTTCGAGCGATTAAGACAGGAAAATTTACAGCGTCTTTTACCTTACGGGGAAGGCGGCCAGCTCGCGGCCAGAGAGCAACAGGCTTTATTAGGTTTAAGCGGGGAGGAAGCGGAGGCGGAAGCATACGCCCGAATATCTGAAAGCCCTGGACAGAAATTTTTAAGAGAGCGCCAGGAGAGAGCTCTACTAAGGAACCAAGCCGCTATTGGCGGACTCGGCGGTGGTAATGTCAGGACGGCGTTGCAAGAGGAAGCTTACCAAAGATCACAACAGGCAATTGACGAGCGGGTCCAACAATTAGGGGCCCTCAGCGGTCAAGGTTTAACAGCCAGCCAAACAGCGGCCGGTATCAGTAGGGCGCCTGATTACGTTTCTACCGGAGCCGATACCGGCGTCCGGTACGCGGCCACCCCGGAGGGCGTAGCGGAGGAAGCAGAGCGACGGAAAGCGGCGGCGGAAGCGGCAGCGGCAGCGGCAGCTAGAGCCCCAAAGTTTAATTTTAGCGGGTTTAATATGGGCGGTGGGTACGGCGAGGGCCGTTCTAATACTGGGATATCTAATTACAGTAGCGGCGGAGTTAATACTAGTGGTTTTGGAGCCCGAGGTGGCGACTGGACTTAAACAGGGGATACTATGGCAAGGATACAACCAGTTTATGGGCCGGATTACGGTCAAATGATTCTACAAGCACTCGGGGCCTATCGGGGGGTCAAAGGGATGCAAGCCTCAGCGGCGAGAGCCGAACGGGAGCAACAAGAATTCGAGGATTTACGTTTCAGACGTGAGCGCGCGGGCATGGCGTCACAAATGCAAGGCATGAACCGTGAACAAAGAATGAACTTAGTCAATCAACACATCGAGAAAGTAAAGCAGAGGGGCGGGGACCCTTCTAACTCTCAGGGATTACTTGATCTATACGCAAGTAACGACCCGGCTCAGATACAACAAGCGGATCAAGCGGTTCGTAATGCATACCAACAGGGCGTAAATGAGGGGTTTATAAAACCGGCCCCAACGGTAAAACCAGAGAGCCGGACGGCGCTCGCTAAAAATTTAGAGTTGTACAACAGTCTTCCTGATACGGACCCAAATAAAAAAATAGTATTAGCTAGTTTGGTGGGATCTCAGCAAAAATTGGAAGTGTCCCCCGACGGAACTATATCTTTAGTGTCGGGGAAAGGGCTAGGGGTTGGGGGAGAAGAAGGCCCAGGGAAAAAAGCAGTGGGGGCACTTGAAAAAGATTTGATTAAATCAGAGATTGACATAGCAAACCTTGACGAAATAAAAAAGAACTATGAGCCGTCTTATTTAACTTTTAAGGGGGATATCGGGTCTAAATGGGCCGCTTTCAAATCTAAGGCCGGGGCGGATTTGTCACCGGAAGAGGTAGAATTTGTAAAAGGTAGGCGGAAGTTCACACAAGGGGTAAACCAGTTCTATAACGCATACCGAAAGGATATTACAGGGGCGGCTGGAGCCGAAAAGGAACTGCGAGACCTTAAAAAAGCGGTTATCAATGTGGATTTGAGTCCGGTAGAATACGAGGCCGCATATGAGCAATTTAGAGGCGCTATCTTAAGGACACAACGGATAAAACGGAAAATATTAAGGGCGGGGGTCAAGGGGAGCCTAAAGAATAAAAATTCCCCGGCGGCGAGACAGTTTGACGCTATGTACCTTGGGGGTCAAGACGACTCCGCCCTCGATAGGATAAAGGACCTCCAAAAAGAAGGAAAAGACGAAAACGCAATTTTTCAGACTCTAAAAAATGAGGGGTATAAAATATAATGGCTACCGCTGAAGAATTACTATTAAGTTTTCAAAAACGCCAACAGGCGCCTAAGGTACAACAGGCGCCTCAGGTACAACCAGAACCGGTTGACGAGGCGGGCGAAATGCTACAAAGGTTCCAACAGCGGGAAGCCGCGGAGGTCGCCCTCGGGCCCCCAGCGGAAGATCCTAGCTATTGGGAACAATTCAAGGATGTGTTTACCGGCGAATTAAGAGAGACGCCAGAAACGGCGGGGCTCCCAGAGTTGGTATCGTCTAGGGGTGTTACTACTGGGACTTTTGTCGGGGATTTAAAAACCGCCGCGGGCTTAATGCTTGCCAGCAACGACGAAGCTAAAAAAGATATTATTAAAGAAAATTTTGGACTTAAGGACGAGGATTTCCAAACAGACGAGAAAGGTACGACTATAATCACATTGCCGGACGGAAAAAGGGTTGTATTAAATAAGCCCGGGTTTTCTTTCCAAGACGTCCAAAGCGTCCTAGGGGACTTGGTGGCTTTTTATGGACCCTCAAAAATTGCGGGTCTCGGTCAGGGGTTAGCGAAGCGGTTCGCTATCGGAGCGGCCGCGACAGGGGCCACGGAGGCCGGGCTACAAAAAGGGGTCCAGGCGCTCGGAAGTAAGCAGGAAGTAGACCCGGTAACGGTCGGAATGGCGACGGGACTGGGCGGGGTGGCTGAGGTTGCGGGCCCTTTGGTCAGGGGTCAATTAGCTAAACGCCGAGCGGCTAAAGTCGGCGCCGAGGTCGAAGGTATGACCGAAGCACTAGGGCAAGTAACACAAGCGGAGAGGGTTACTAAAAAAACAGGGATACCATTAACGAGGCCACAAAAAACCGGAGTCTTGACGGATCTCGAACGTCAATCTTATGTTGCTTCTCTACCTGGGGGGTCTAAAAAAGCCGCCGAGACATTACAGGCCCAAAATAGGGCAGCATGGGAAGCCGTAACGGACGTAATGAACAAACTAGCCCCAGCGGAAGCAGTAGAAACCGCAGCGGGAAAAACGAGAGAGGCAGCCGCGAAAGCTATCCGAGCAAAAAAGCAAGCTAGGACCCAGGCAGCAAAACCGTACTACGACGAAGCTTTCGCCGATACCTCCCCGGTAGAATTGCCGGAGACCATGGCGAAAATAAAAGAGCTTAAAGAAGGATTCACGGAGGGCGGGGACGTTTGGAAGATTTTAGAAATGGCTGAGAATCGAATCGAGCCTAAAATTAAAGTTGCGGCTATAGGGGACGCCCCGGCGACAACCGTCGTTAAACGTCCAAACCTCAAACAGCTCAATGGTACTAAAAAAGAATTTGACAGCAAAATAAATAAATTTGGGACCGATAGCTTAGGCCAGGAAGAAAAACGCGCTTTAACCGAGATTAAAAACACTATGCGCGACGAAATGGCCGAGGTTAGCCCCTCATACAAACAGGCCCTTGAGACCCACGCGGAATTTTCGCCGGACGTCCAACGGCTTGAGGATTCTATCATCGGTAAAATTGCCGGGCTAGATGACACCCAATTGAAAAGCGTTTCCTCTAAATTGTTTGACGTACAGGAGGCCGGGGCGAATGCCGCCAGTGTGGTAAAAGCCCGAAAAATAATTGAGGCCCAGGACCCGCAAGTCTGGCGGGATATCACAAGGTTAGAATTCCAAAAGCGCCTTGGTAAAATGAGGGCAACGGCGGACGAGTTAGGCGGGACTATCGAGAATATACCCGGACAAATGAACCGGGCGTTGTTCGGTAACGTCGCCCAGAGCAAAACGCTATACGCCGGGCTTGATAAAGAAACCGCTAAAAACGTCCGGTTCCTTCAGGAAGGGCTCAAGCGAGCGAGTGGCGGGCGGCCTGGAGGGTCTCAGACCGCGATCAGGGGGGTTATACAAAAAGAGCTTAAGGGCGGAGTCGGCGGGGCTATCCGGGATTTTATAGGGTCTCCACTGAAGGCCGCCGGGGATGTCGGGGCGGATTATGCTTTTGAGCAAAGAACTCGGGCCCTTGCTAACGTTATGTTTGACCCTAAATGGAGGCCGCAGCTTAAAAAAGCGAGAGCGTCTAAAAAGCCGTATAGAATAATGAAAGACATATTAAACCGAGCCGTTAAGGATTTCGGTAAACCAGCCGCGCAAGCGCTAAGACCAGACAGGGGGGACTAATGCCTATTTTTTATCTACCACAAGCGAGCGCATACGGTCAGAATATTAAACCGTCGGACGGGGCGAAGTTGTATTTTTACGAAGCGGGAACTACCACACTGAAAACGGTTTACACTGACGCCGGGCAAACTATACCAGCGACTAATCCGGTTATTGCAGACGGGTCTGGGCGTTGGGCGGTCACGTATGTGTCAGGGACCTATAAGATTGTGATCACTGATAAAAATGACGTTCAGATATACGAGGAAGACGACCTCCGGGGTTTCGGGGATTCTATAGCTTATCAGGGGGATTTTGACAGCTCGACCAATGACGGGGACTATCCGGCCACAGGTGACAAGGGCGATATGTATAAAGTGTCTGAGGCTTTTACTTTGAACGCGGCCTCTGGTACTCATGTTTTAATTATCGGTAATTTTATTATTTGCAATAAAGACGGGGCGACCGGTATCGACGCGGATTGGGACATTATCAAAGGTCAAATACTGGACGAGGACACTTTTACCAGCAATAGCGACACGCTCCCAGCGACCCAACAGTCCATAAAAGTTTATGTGGATACCACAACAGCGGCGAAAGTGGCGGACACGGCGGTTGAATCGACCAGCTCGTCTACTGTGGCGCCCAGTTACGACGCGGTGAACGCTTGGTTAATTGACGAAGACGACATGTCGTCCAACGTGGACGATCAACCGCCGAGCCAGCAGAGTGTAAAGGCTTATGTGGACGCCCAGGCCGGAGATTACGAACCGGTCACAACGTTAGAGGGGGTTAAGCAGATTCAAGACGGCGCTATATATTCTTTTGACGACTGGGGCGGGACTGAAATTTTACAGGGATCAGCAGACCTTACAAGCGGGACTTTAACGAGCGGGGTAACTTACAAAATTAAAACCTTTGTTGCTGGTGATGATTTTTCAAATATCGGCGGTACTAACGTCAGTGGGACAAAATTTACAGCGACCGGCACAACTCCTACTACATGGACTAATTCAAGCGTCTTATATGCTGAACCGTTAGCAAAGCCGATACCGTACAAAAGCGCTCTTAGTAACGTATGGACTGGGTGTGAGACTATTGGGTATAAAGGTGAGTTTCAAAATAAAAAAATACCTTTCAACATTGGGTCAGGATTTTCATGGATTAAGAATAGATCGGGGGCTAACGATCATTTCCTAACCGGTCTATTGAATGGTTATGAGTATTGGATATCTAATTTAACAGCAGCATCCGCCTATAGTCTTGTTAGTTTTGGTGGTTACTTTACTGATAGATTTGAGACTGGCGGAAGGGCCGGAGGTACTGGTATATTTAGCAATTCATTTATTGCTTGGAACTGGTCTTACCCACTGGCAAAAGCATGGCATGCAAACGGCGGGGTAAGCAGAAAAGTACCTACTCCTTGGGGATTACTTGACAGCGTAGAGTCAAATGCGTCTAGCGGGCTGACAGGTGATCAGGTTGTTATTGAAGTTTACAATCCATTAACTGGAAATGGTGCCTTGTTATATGTTGGTAATGCTGCGAACAGGTTACTTGATATTAGCGGGGGTGTAACTCCTAATTTTATGCTAGGAAAGTATTTGACCGGATCGGACGGAGGGTATGTGTATCATAGTAGTATGACATCTGCCGACTATTACATGAAAATTGACACTACCGCGGCAGAAACGAATTCCGCTAATATATTTAATGACACCGATCCAACTGCAAATTTAATATCGGTTGGGGCCACTGGAATTAATTATACGGGTGCACTACATATCCTCTATTACTTCTCACCAATAGCAGGATTGCAAGCGTTTGGTGGGTATGCTGGTGACGGTTCAGCAACGCTCAGAAATATAGCAACTGGGTGTAAAGATGGGTTGTCAAATATCAAGCTAAGTGCTGGAGGGACAGGGAATTGGGTCGTTCACGATAGCTTTAGGGGTGATAATCTTAGTTTATTATGGAATTCAACAGCGGTCGAAGGTAGCTTGGCATTAGCATTCAATGGGACGTCTGGTTTAGATATATCAAGCACAAGCGGCGATTTAAATGCATCTGGTGACGACTATATATATAGCCACTTCGGAAAAGAGATGGTTATCCAGGATGACTTTGACGTCTTTCCGGTTGATGCTATAACCTCAGATGGGGGTTCTAATAGTACCGTAAAAATCACTTTTGAATACAAAGGGTCGGCCACCCTTAACTCGGAGTTGTTGGCGTATGCGACCCGAGAGTCAACCCCTAATTGGGTTCTAGCGAGTTTATCCAAAGTAGCCGATCTATCAGACGGTTATGAAAAAATAACCGCCACGATTGATATATCAGGAAACGCCGCCGGAACGGCTATGCGTTGGCGTATGGCTACAAGTGAAAGCCCGTATACTGAGCATAATATAAAAAATTTAAAAATTTCTTGGAGCTAAAAAAATGGACAGGCAAGAGATTAGGGAAAAATTACAACTAAATAAAAATTTATTTGGGGAGTTTTTATATCTGCTTTTTCCAGAGGGAGGCCCGGACTATTGCAACCCTGATTTTTTAGTATCAGACGAAAGCCAAGCTAGAACCGGAGGTGTGTTTACCGGTTCCGTGGCGTGGCCAACGGAGGAGGCTATCCAAGCCGCTTTCTCTGAAGCCCTCGCGGTTTACCCGGAGGTGTCGGAAGAGGAAAAAGAGGTGAGAGACTTAAGGAGAGCGGAATATGAAAGACAGGGCCTAACTTTCGACCGCTGGGCGGAACTGAGTATAGAGGGGGACAGTGCGGAAATTGCAAGGTTCAAAAATAAGAGAAACAAAATAAAACAGAAGTACCCAAAACCTTAAAAAACAGGGGCCTATGATAAACGCAGAAACAGGGGTGTATTTAAAAAACCGCGCTTGGTTCGGGGTGATAGCGGTTCTGTGTGGTCTTGTTTTCTATGGCGCCAGTTTTATTCAGGATGTTAAAGCCTATAAAAAACACGTTGAAACGCACCCGGCGAGACTGGCGGCGTATAATGAAAATTTACGGAAACAAGAGGTTCTAAACGCTGTTGTTGAGCAAAAATTAAAAGTGTTAGAGAAGTGTGCGGAGGATACCAACCGCCAGCTTAAGGAGATCAACAAGCATTTAGGGCGGTTGCAATTAATCACTAACAAGGGGGTGAAAAATGCCGAAAAAAAGCGGGAAAAAACCAGTTAAAATAAAACGCCAGGACGGTAAAACGGTAAAAATCGGGAAAAAAGAGCCGACGCTCGTCACTAAAAAAGACGGGACCGTCGATGTAATAATGATACTCAAAAAGAAAAAAGGAAAAAAATGATGGAATTGTTAGCAGGATTCGCGGCGAAACAAGCGTTAATTTACGCCGCCGGGTCCGGTGGGGCTTTCATTCTCGCCTGGATTTTAAAAAGAATACCAAACGAGAATATTAAGAAATGGGTCGGCCGTGTAATGTATGGGGCGGGGGTAGCTGTAACCCTCGGGCTCTCAAAATGGAAATACACAAAAAAATTCTGGAATAAAATTATCGAGCCTTGGTTCATCGATTTAATAGATAATACCATATGCCACGGAGTCCGGGAATTTATCCGCGGCTTACGGTCCGACGGCGACGACTGAGCCCTACTACCCCCTGGGCTTGCGCTTGCATTTGACGCAATTCGAATTCGTATCTTTGTTGGTATTGGGCGGCCCTCGCTTCCGCTGATTGTCTAGCGTTTTGTTGCGAGGATAGGGCCGAGCATGCAGCTATCGCGGCCGGTATGGCGGACGTAGCACCGAAAAAATCGGACACCCGTATCGTTGGTTCGCACGACTGCCAGACCGGCGGATAGACTTTCCGCTCTAATTCTTCCGGGACCGTTCCGAAAAATTCATCCATCATATCTTCCTCTGCGGACTTAACACTCGCTCTTTTCAGGTGGGCCTCAAGGCCCTTATTGAACGCCCCCTCTGCGGTAGGCTCGCCCCCGACACGTTCTGGTTCCGGGGGCCCCTCAATCAATTTAATATTCCGGGTAGCCCACATAAAATAAAGGCGACGGGATCGGGTCCGAATGAACCAGGCCGCGACCAATGCCCACGCTACGAGTTTGATTAAAATTTTCATTTCCTAAACCTCTTACCTCGCCAGCCGCCAGCGGCTTTAATAGGCCAGTCCGCCGCCCAGGTTGGCATAATTGACATTATCCTTTCGTACTCCTCAATTGAGCCGGAGCCCTCCGGGATCTCTGAAACAATTTCATCATGGGTGTGCATAACAACAGGGTAGCCCGCTTTTTCCACATTAACTAAAGCATGAGACAGGATAAAACGGGCCGTAGCTTGTGTGATATTCTCGGCAAGCTTCCCGCCATACGTATCAATTTCAACCCATTTATAGGACTGAGTACCCCAATAAAATAGCGTATCCGCCCAGGTGTAGAAAATTTCAGTCAGGGCGTTTCGTATCGTAGCGGTAACTTTAAAACGGGAGTTTCGTAATTTTTCAAAGATTCCCGGTCTTTGATACAATAGCGTTTCGACCTCATACAGCGCGCCCATATCGTTATTCTCGACCACTTCCTCGCACAATTCTAAAATTTTCCAACCGTCGCCGGATAATTTTTTCTTGGATTTTATCGACGGATCGACATAAGTCAACCAATCGCCACCCGGCAAAATACAATATAGCGCCCGGTCTACCTGTTGGAAAGTGACACCTGTCGGCGCCCCGTCCATTTGGTAAACTGGAAATTGGGCTCCGGGATTCCGTACGGCGGACAGGGCGGCCGCTTCGACTGACCCCCAATAATAAACTATATTAGGGGACGCCGCGCGCCACCCTTTAACGCCTTCGTCAATTTCTTTATTTGACAGGAATTTTCCCGCCCCAAATTTTAGCCACGCACCCCGAGCCCCTTGAAACTGCGACGCCAACGAGGCGACTTTCCCGAGCTTCCTGGCTGGATGGTGTGTTCCGTGGGTTGCTTTGTGGTCAAATAGTACCTGAACGTCTTCCCCGGTAATTTTCGCCCCGGTTCGTTCGTATAGCTTCCCGTCTGAATTAAAAACATCAACTATCCATTGTTCACCCGCCATACATGCCATGACAACGGCCTCAATTGCTGAGTAGTCGCTCGATATGTATTCGTATCCTGGGGCGGCGATCAGCATCGAACGGAGACACCCGGAAACGGCTTTTGCGGGGTTCCCCCATTGTGCGGCCACCGTGTCGTAGTCCCCAGTTTGTAAGGAGGGCACGGCCTTTTCTATTAAATCAATACCCCATTCTATTGGGGTTGTGGGGGAGTCACAAGGGCATTCCGGGCCGTCGGTTTCCAAGTGGACACCCCCACAGCTCGGGCACTCTCTCATGCTGGGCCCCCCATTAGGCATATTTTGGGTCTGGATACCCCTCCCCGCCCAGCGTCTAGTACGTTGTGCCCCGCAATATTGAAGTATACCACGGACCCGGCCGTCGCTAGCGGCTTGGTATTTCATTGCCACAAGTTTAGCCGGAGCATTTCCGCCGACGTCACGCCGTATCTCAAGGACTTTAACGACTAAATCCGGGAGTGTGTGAGTATCTAAATATTCTTGCAGGACTGGGACCTCCAGACTTTTTAAATACAGTTCAGGGACCTGGGAATTAACCCACTTTAAAATAGATGTGGCTTGACTTACCGCTGTAATAGCGCCCCCGGTTAGGTGTGCAAGCTCAATGCCCGCCCGTGTCCGGCTTTCTTTCATTATTTTTAAGCTGGATTCAACTAACGGGCGGTCAATTAATACCCCACGAGCATTAATTTTTTGGTCGAGTAGCCACACTTCTAATTCACTAGGTGTGAGATCCGGGAGAGCTTTATCGACCCCAATCTCGGCGAGTACATCGTCGCCACAATAAGAGTCGAGGCGGTCCCACTCGGTCGCCTCTTTGGCATTTTTAGGCGCGTGGCGCTCATATCTGAGACGGGGGTCGTTTTTTGTCGGGTTCCGAGGTTGTGATAATTTCCGCATTATCCGGTTCCCTTCCATATCTTTCTGAGTCGCCCCAGAAATAACCGCGGACGATTTAGCAAGGGCTCCAGGCAATGACCACGCGAGAGCCTTCGCCATTGTGTCCCGTGTTTGTTCGATCGGGAGCGGCGGCCAGCCATATAAACGTACACAAACAAGATTCCAGATACACCATTCGAAAAATGAATTATAAGCGGTAATTATTCCGCCCTGGGAGACGTAGTTTAGTAGGTCGGTCGGGGGCGGGTCCATATGCGGGACCCATTGCCACACGGTCGCCCCGTCGTCGTCCGAGTACCGGGCGACTAATACCTCGGTCGAGTGGTGTTCGGCGTAGGCATACGCCCCGACTAATGTGATACCCCGTTTAGTACCCCCCGTTTCAAGATTAGCGGTAAAAAATTTACTGGTCTCTAAATCGTAGTAAGTCCCGGCCGCGCTGTAGGTTTCAAAATCTAGGTTCATAAGATTAGCCCCTCACGGGGCGGTTAATATGGTATGTCAAGCTCATTGTCCAGGCGCCACTGTTGGCGTGCCCGGAGGGTATAAAAAAGATTGGTCCGGCTGTACGGGGGCACTGGGGGCCACAGGGGGCGCCTGGGGTACAGGAGCCACAGGGGGGGCCTGTGGTACAGGGACCGCTGGGGGCGCTTGGTATCCAGGGACCGCTGGGGGCGCCTGAGGCGCCGGTACTCCCGGGACCGAAGGTATTGCCCCCGGTTGCATTGGGAGGGGGGCCGCTGGGGCTGCGAATACTTCCGAGGCCGCCGGTCCGGTCTGGATCTCTTTATCCACAGAAACAAGCTGTACCATATTAAAATTCAAATACACCCCCGGTTTTTGTGCGTTTCCGTTCGCTTTGCAGCTATAAGCTACACGGACCTGATACCCCGGTTTTATGGCGTGGGGGTCGATAATTTGTTGACTGTTAATGTCAACGATTGCGTTTGGTGCGAAAGTCGTCCTGAAGGTAAACACAAAACAACCGGCCCAGCCTTCTTTCTGTGAATTCTCGGGGAGATCCCCGTCCTTAAATTTCCAAGCGAAGTCTTGACGCTGGTTTTCCCCGGCAAAGAAACCGGCCGCCGCCGCTCCTTGGATATTCCCAAAAAGAGCGGGGAGTCCGGGGTCGGTTTTTGGGATCGCTATCTGTATGTAATAAACAGGTGTTTCAAGCTGTTTGCCTTGGTATCCCTTGCTTGAGGGTTGAAATATCGCGCCGGAAATCATCCGGCCTGTAGGCGTCACGCCCATAAATTGTTGATCTGTCATTTAAAAACCTCCGTTGGTTTAAATGGAACTAATTTTTTAGAGCCCTCCGATTTTTTAACCAGAGATTCTATAAGAGGCCGCGCGGCTGTATTTTTCCAAGCGGATGTGATTGAAATCGGTTTTTCCTGAATTAAATCGAGCCCTGTCATACCGGCTACGGCTTTTATCTCGTCGATATCTGCGGACCAGTAACGGCGACCCCCGGTCCGTCCAATTTGCCAACCCTGGACCGGCTCGCCGCCCTCAATCTTTGATAGTATCAAATCCCCAAAGGCTTTTCTAGCAGAAACGACTAGCGCCTCCGCTCTTTTAATGTATTCGTATTCAGCCCCTAAAGCGTCGAGCGGTACGTCTTCCGGGTTCGGTGTGATTGTTTCCAGTACGGCCGCCTTGGATTTGCGGAACGCTCCACAAAATACCCGGCTTTCACAATGTTTGCACTGGGACCCAGTATTAGAGGGGGTTCCAGAACGGGCTGAGGCTGTCCGTCTGTGTAACTCGGCCGTAAGCTCGGATATTTCCGAGCGGGTTAACTCCCAAACCTTGAATGCTTCGCCGACATAATCCCTGGGTTGCACTATGTGCAAATGTACGTGCTTAGCCTGTGAAAATTGAGGGAAATCAAGCGCCCCGACGGCGTAGCAAACCAGTTGCCAATTAC